AAGAAGTCAAGGTCCACAAGCGGCCCACCTTTGTGGTCCGCATCCACCAGCGCTACACCATGCTGCGGGCGCAGCGGGAACGTCAGGAACTGTTGGAGAAGGTTAAGTCGTGAACCGTGCCGCGCTGATCGAGGCGGCCATCCAGCACGTCAAAGACGTGGGACCGGGCACCTACGAAGAGTGGGTCGGGGTCATCATCGACTTCACTTGCAGCGCTTGCGGAACGGATCCCACTCGCCACCCCGGCGAACGCAGTCCTGAAACGCCTTCTCTTCTTCCGCTGTCATGCGTTTGGCCAGATGAGGGAGAAGGCTCTTGAACACGGCGACGCCCAGACCGACCCAGAACGCCGGCCGCTGTGATACGAGAAAGGCTCCAGCGCAGAGCCCTACAAGCATCACAGCGAGCGCGGCGATCTCCAGCCAGGTCATACCTTGGGCTGGTTCGGGACCATGTAGGTGACGACGGCGGTCAAAACTGCGCCAAGGATGACCGACACGCTGTCGATCAGGCTGGGCGTCACCCAGCCGGTCGAGATGCCGAACAGGCCGATGAGGGCCACAAGGCTGGTGATGAAGGCAGCTACGGCCTTATGTGCAGTCATGTTATTCACTCCGGGGTTAAAAACAGTTTGCGTTCAGCCTCACGGCGGCGGGTCAGCCCCGCCAACGCGCGACCATGAACCTTGTTCCACATCAGGAACGCCTCGGCAGCGCCCTTGACGTCGCCCGCGTTCAGGCGCCGCACAACCGATGAACCCGCAAAGTTGCTGGGGCCGATGTTGTAGCAGAGGCTGACCATCGCGGAGAACTGGTTGGGCGTCGGCTTGACGGTGACGGCCTTATCGACCGCCTGCTCATACTTGCCCAAGTCGCGGGCCAGTATCTTCTCGGCCTCAACGGCCGTGATCGTCATGCCCGGCGTCACCTTGGGTTCGCCGGCGGCCGACGTGTGGCCGTAGCCGATGGTGTCCACGCCCGCGCTGCACTTGTACGCTTTCAGGCGAAGGCCTTCAAAGCTCTTGATCAAGTCCAGACCTGCGGCGTTGACTTTCACGACTTGTCGGCCTTCTCGTTGACGCGGTCGAAGAGGCTGTTCAGCGTGCGGTCCACCTGGGCAAACCCGGTACGGATGTCGTTCTTGATGTCCGCAACGGCGGTCTTGAAGTCATCCTTCTGAACGTAGTTCATCGGGATCTTCCGCACATCTTCGTCCAGACGATCCAGACTATGGTAGACCCGGCTCAAGACCCACCCACCCGTAACACTGACAGCCCCTACTGCGAGGTTGAAAAGCACCTGGTAGTCCACCGTGTCACCTCGACATCCGATTGCCTTGAGCGTCATACGAACGGCCTAGCGCGTCCGTCAAGAAAGCATTGCGGTTTGCTTCTGTTTCGAACCGCCCGCCAGCGGTTCCTACAGGGCCAGCAATGGTTGTCTGCGCAGCGCGCCCAACAGCGCGGATTGGTTTTGTTGCAAGACGTTCGACGCGCCCTTGTTTCTTAGCTGCTTTTTCCATGAGGTCCGCCATTGTGTCGGCGTTCAACATAGCCAACGCAAGTTTCGTTTTCTTTGCCTCGCTCAAACGCCCAGCGACTTTACTGTACGCAGCTTGGGCCAACGTCCACATTTGGTTGAACAACTGCACTTTTTCAGTTTTGGACAAATCTTCTAACTTAGGTGCCGCGCCAGCGCCGCGCTGGGCCATACCAGAGGCCATTTCTTCGCGACCAAGCTGCCCGACTACATCGTTAACGATTTTCATCTCGTCTTCTGTTAACAGCTTAGTAAGATCATCATACCGCGACCCGCCACCAATCGCGCGCTTGAGCGACGCAGGCGCATTCGGGCCAAGACTTTCTCGAATGGCGTTGGTAAAATTGCGAGCGCGCAACGGCGCGTCTTCTGACATAGACGAGGTAAGTTTCTGGACTGCAAAATCGCCCCAATCGGCGCGCGCAATTTCTTTACTGGCGGCAGCGTAGTTCTGTCGGGCGTCTTTGTATTCGCCGACTTTGGTTTCAAGCCAGTTTATAAACTGCTTTCGAGTGTCGCCGATAGCGCGCGCTTCTTCTGCCGCGATGCCATAGTCCTGCGGTTTTTTGACAATGTCATCCAGCGCTATCTTTAGCCGGTGCAAATTTTCAACTTTGTATTCGGCATTCGTAGCCGGAATAATTGTCTTTTCGCCCGTATATGGATCTGTAAGCACTTGTTGCGGTTTAGAAACGCCGAGCGCAAATGGTTCATTACGTTCCGCAGCGACCTTAGTCGCCACGTCTACCGCACGCTGCATAGCAGGGCGGTTAAACAGGCTGCGCAACGCAGCGTCATCAACTACTGTCTGGCTAAAAGCTTTGCCATAATCCTCTTTGGCCTTGACATCGCGTGCTTTTTCAAGCGCCGCGCGTTCTTGCGGCGTTTTGGAAATAGTTTTGAGGTCCTCAAGAATTTTGGTCTGTTTGGCGCGGCGCCCAACTTCAGCCGCCACATCTTGCTTTTCGGCAGCTTCGCGGCCAAATGCCTGTATTCGCGGTACAGGAACTTCTGTCGTTGCTTCAGCAAACGTCGGCGTAACGCCAGGATAACGCGGAGCCTCTCTTGCTGCGGTCGCCAGTTCTTGGCCGCGCCCGGCGGCAAGTTCGTTTGCTACGTACCGCGTTTCGGCCGACGTTGTCATCCGATTTATGCCCGCAGCGCCTAACCGCGCGGCGGCGCCTACGGTGCGCCCTGCCGCTTCTGCAATAGGATCGGCTACGCGCGCCGCCGTTCGCAGCGCATTGGACACGACGGGTAGTTTGGTAGTGGCCGCAGCTCCACCCGAAAAAACAAGCGACAAATCCGCAGCAGCGCCAACCGGGTCAGTGCGGATTGTGTCCAGCAACTGGTTAACGCTGCCGTAGCGTTGCTTGTAAATACCGCCGATAGCGTTAGCGACGTCAACAGCTTGCTTGGCAACTTCAGGGTTTTCAACGCTCTTGATGACGTCAAAAGCACCTTCAGGCAAGGTAGCTTCAGCCAAGTTCCGCGCACCGCCGTAAGCGGCCAACCCCAAGCCCTTAGCCGTTTCGACCGGATTGGTAACAGCCTCATACATGCCGCCGATCATAGCCGCGCCGCTGGGGATAATGTTACCGGCAGTTTCGCCAAGGTAGCCCATGACGGTGCGTTCGGGCGCTGCGGCTGTTTGACGACCGCCGTCAATGTTTTTGATTTTCTTGCCGCTAAACTCTTGCGCCGCGCGGTCATATACCGATTTCGGTGTAATGCCGTCCGGCGCGTTCTGATAGACGTGGGTCGTACCGTCGTCAAACGTGATCGTAATGTTGCGCGGCATTTTGGACCCTACCAGTTAGACTTTGTTGTGCCTTCGGGAAGTTCTTCAGTCGCGCCACCAGTACCTTCATCGCCAACAGGGTACAGTTTGTCTTTCATCGCTGCAAACGCGCCTAAAAGCGCGTCAAGTTCAGCTTGATCTTCGGCTGTAAATCCGCGGCCTGTTGAACCGACTTCGCTCAATACGCGGTCCTCAAGCGCGTCCAACTTGTCGCGCGCGGTTGGAGCCTCGTCGCCATATTTAGGCATGTACGAACCGGCCTCTGTTACCAGTTCGGGTGACGTAAACGCTGCACCAGTAGCCAAACGCAGCAACGTGGCCACGGTCTGGTTCATACGGTAATAAACCTGTTGCCTGTTTGCGTCCTGCACAAAAGACTTAAACTCTTCAGCAGCACCAAACGGAACAAGAGAGAGCGCAAACTCATCCGCGCCTTGGCCAAACGACGCCGGGTCTTTGTCAATAGTCTTCAGTACTTTATCTACGTTCTTGACGGCGTAACGAACGGCTGCCGCGCGGCGACGTTCTTCTTGAGTTTGTTCAGCCGATGCCGCTTTAGGCGGAGGCTTAAGAACATTTGACTGCGGCGCACCCGCAACGGCAGGAAGCGCTTCAACAGTCGCAACGCCACTTTCAGGCATTGCGCGGGGGCCAGGAATGCCTGTTTCGCCGGGCTGCATAAGTTTATACTCGCCCGTTTTTTTATTAAGGAGATATAGGCCTTGATCAGTGGGAACGGTAATGTAATCGGCTTCTGGCGCGGCGCCAGTTTTTGATTTATCAAAATTAAGCCGCGCGCGCGACACGTCAAGCTGCCCCTGCTGGACACCAAGTGTCGCCACGCGGGCTTGGTTCTCTAAGAACGCGCGGCCGACTTCGGACGTCACCAACGAACCCGTCAGCGCGGCTTGAATTTCTTCCAGCGGCTTGCCGTCCAGAGCCTCGATGTAAGGCAACAGGCCCTCTTGGTACTGAGGCGGCGCAAACTTAAGCGCGCCTCTCATGTCACCCGTCTTGAGCGCGTGTGCGTACGCTGGAAGCAGTGCCTTGACGGCAGCGTCTTCCTGCGCCTTTGCGGCTGCCTTCTCATCTTCCGCAGCCTGCGCCTGCCGCGCTGTCTCGATCTGGTAGATGTTTTCCGCACCCCGCACGCGCTGCTGCATAAGCGCGTTCGCGTCCGGCATGGGTATGTTAGCGAGGGCGTTACTGATAATGCTCGGGTCAATCGGCATGGTTCACCTTACTTTGGTCCGCCAAAAGATGTGCTGGTGTATCGTGGCGCGTAAGACGCGCCCGGCGTGATAGAACTCAAATAGTTAAGGTACGGCTCGTTGGCGTAATAGCTGCCGATGCCTTGGCCGGCTGAAGTGAACGCATTGCCGATGGCGGAGCCTGTACCGGCCGCCAGTGCCGCGTTGGCGTTGCCGCGCTGCGCGGCAAGTTCGGCAAGCGCCGCGCCGGACGACCCGACGTTGGCGGCCTGCCCCACAGCCGCTGCCTGGCCCTGACCCGACAGGTAACGATAGGGGTCCATGCGCGCCTCGCGCTGGGTGAGATAGCGGCTGAAAGCGTTCTCGTACTCGGAACTGGCGAGGTTCTGGCCGTACTGCTGGATGCCCTTGAGCGTGCCGCCCGATTGAAGCAGACCGCGCGCCGCTGCCGACCGTTCCAAAGCCTTCATGCCCTCGGCCATACGGAAGTTGTACCCCGGATCAGCTTGGAACTCGGCCATGCCGAAATCTTTGTATGGGGCCATTTTCTGGTACTCGGCCAGCGCGTTTGTGCCCGCCTCGACGTAGGGCTTGGTAAGCGCCAATTGTTGCGCCAAGGCTTGTTTCTGCAACTTGGCGGCCTTCTTGGAGGCCTTCTTTTGCTCGTCAGCCGCTTTGTTGCCACCAAAAATGCTGGCCCCCGCGCCTATAATCGCAGAACCGGCGATTACACCTGATACTGGATCGGGCATAAAGAAAACTCCTTCAAGTAAACGTCCAGTGGCTCGCCGTACAAGTGCATGACCTTCACGGCGTCTTTCATAGCAGTTGCGTGGCCCTTCGTCAAAAGGACAACTAATAGCACCAGGTCATAGTACCCAGCGCGCCAGATGAAGGACCGGGCGTCCGCCTGACCAGCGCGTTCGGCGTCGTCCGACGCCTTCCACTTCATCACCAGCAGCGCCAGCCCGGTTTGCAAAGCCTGAAAATTGGCGAGGTAGAACGGATTGGCTGGCATGCTGATCAGCGAGGACCAGATGACCGCGTCAAGGTCCGGCCGGGTCACCGGGTCGCCGTCCGCCACGTCGTCCAGCATCTGGATCATGCGCCAGATGTCCATGAGCCAGCCCGCCGCTTCGGGCGGCAGGTCCAGGTTCTCAAAGTGGACAATCAGGGATTGCGCTGCCTCATCCACTACGTCACCTCACGGCCGGACACCCGGATGTTGATGGCGCTCGCCGTGCCCGCAAGGGTCGAGATGAACCCGGACGGTCGCAGCACATGCCCGACCAGTTCGGGGAAGGTGTACGTCTCGCCCGCCTGCAACGTCTTGGTCTTGACGATCAAGTTGTCGTTACCAGCCGTGCTGGCGCCCGTCACCAGGTTCACGCTGATCGTGGCGGCGCTGGCCGAATAGTTGGTGGCGGTAAACTTGTCGATGATCGCCGTGACGCCGGTCGCGGTGTAGACGGTTGACTGCGAGTTGTTGGCGGTCTGTGCGGGGACAAGAACTGTTACGGTGACGGTCACGATGACCTCCTAAGCGCTGATATTGTCAGTGACGGTGAGGATGACGGATGGGATGGCAGGATGAACGGCTGACGCGGGGTCGGCAAATAGCGACACGGCCAAGTCCGACACCTCCCACATAAGTTCAAAATAGTCGCCTGCGTTCATGTCAAGCAAGAAGTTCCACGCTGCGACCGCTTCGGCGTTGTTGCCTTGGAGACGCAACGTCGTGGCTGAATTTGCCACATCCGTACCGTTCTTGCGCAGCCAAACCCAGACGTTATGCGTGCCGCCCGCTGTGTTAACAAACTGTGCTGAGAACTGGATGTTGTAGACGTTGTGCGTGTCCACGTACACCCGCGACGTTGGCGTCCCGATATACACGCCTTGGGTAATGTCGGTCGAATTGAACGTCATGGCGTAGGCCGTGTTGATGACCGCCGCCGTCTGGTCGGTCGTGTCGTAGAACGACCCGTAGCGCAACCGCTCAAGTTGCGGCGTGTTGGACGGCCCCAGCGCCAGTGCCTGCACGTCGGTGGCAAGCTGGGCGTACTGCGACAGGAGTGCTGACGAACTCTCGGCGTTCAGGGACGCCTGTGCCAGTAGTGCCGACAGGTCGATGTCTTGCGTCGGCGGTCCCTTCTGGACGTCTTCCAGCGACACGGTGCTTTGGCCTGTCTGGTTGAACAGGCTCAGCAGGAACAGATACCACTCACGCGCAATCAGCCCCGTGCGCGGGTCCGTCAGCGGGACGCGAGGCGGGGTGATGTTGGTGATGTTAGGCATTGGTCCGGCTCACCTGCAACTCGGCGCCCATGATGGCAATCTTGACCGGGTCGGTGCCGCTGATCTCGTAGACGCGGTCGCGCAACTTCATGGTCATGCCCAACCGTTGCCAGTAGGTGCGAAAGCCGTACTGACCGATTTTACCCATCTTGCGCCAGTGTTCGTTCGACCAAGTGTGACCGCCGTCGTCCGACCAACGCAGCATGACCTCCGGGTCGCTGCCCTGCCCGGTGACCAAGCCGACGCCGGTCTGGCAGTCCAACTGGAGCGCGTGCTGCGCCGAACGCATCAGGTCGTTCTGTCCCGTCGGCAGGGCGCGCCACGACCGCAGCCAGCGCTGCGGGGCGCCGTTGTCGGTGTAGACGTCAAGATCGTAGGCGTAGATGTTGCCGTTCTGGTAGTCGCCCACCAGCACTTGGTCTTGGTAGGAGATCTGCGCCACCGGGCGCTGGCGCACCCACGACCCGTTGCTCCAGCCCGCGCGCTCATGCCAGGCTCCCGTCGCGGCGTCATAGACCCACGTCTTGCCGGCGGTCGGGAACACCAGCACGTAGAAGGAGTGACCGTCCTGCTGGTAGGTGTAGCCGATGGCGTCGGTGAGCGTGCTGTACTGCTGGATCTGCCACTCGATGGCATGTGTCGAGATGCGCTGGCCTTGGTAGCCGTTGGCGGCGTAGACGATGCCCCGGCCACGGTCGTCCTTGCCCAGCCAGTAGACCTGGTTGTTCATTTTGGCGGTGCTGTACCGCGCCGCGCAACCCAGTTCGTTGAACGCGCCCTGAATGCGGACCAACGGGAAGTCCGACAGCCCAGCGTTATACCAGACTTCCGTGGAGTTCTCGCCGAACAGCCAAACCTCGCGGTGATCGACGATCATGCTGACGATATTGTCCGGGTCGCCTTCCGCGCTGACAAAGTCCAGCGGATCGACGCTAGTGCCGTCGAGGAGCGCCGTCACCCAGATGCGCTGACTGTTGGGTTCGATGAACACAAAATAGCCGTCCAGATAGTCCACAAGCGACGCGCCGGGAAAGTCCGGGTCAGTGATCTGCGCAAAGACGCCTGTGCTGGTGTTGTAGATGTAGCCCGCCGGGTCCGCCGCAATCATGATCTGCGTGCCGTTGTCGGCCATGCTCACAGGCCCGGTGCCTGCCACCGTGCCCTTGGCGGTCGCCACCCAAGACGAGGTGATCTGGTAGAAGGTGTTGCCCGACACAACGTACAGATAGACGCTGTGCCACCACATGCCGCGAATGGGGCCTAGACCGACGCTGACCTTCAGGCTGAGCCCCGGACAGCGCTGGAGGAATGCGGGTTCCTTGCCTGCTTCCGGCACCATCTCCGGGAACAGGTTGATCATCTGGCTGTCGGCCGCGTTGACGCTGCGGGCGACATACGCGGAGCCAAGGATCGGTGTTTTCACTTAGTAGTTTCCCGCAAAGATGTTGAACCTTTGGCGCGTTGCCACGAGGCTGTAGGGCAGCGCCATGATGTCGTCGGGGTTGTTGATGCGCTTCAGGTTGCGCTTGGACGTCATGGCGATGCGCTGCACCTGCCGGGACGGTTCCACGCCAAACTCCGGGGCCAGTTCGCAGGCCAGATTGTACCGGAACGCGCGCAGGTAGCCGGGCGGGAAGGCCAGATCCGTGCTGAGCGTCGCCGGCTGGGACAGTTCCTGCACCGACACGATGTGGAACTCCAAGACCTTCGTCGGCACCGGGTAGACGTACATCTCGATGTTCGGGTACGTCATGTTGAC